TTATTGCCGATAGGTATTCGCTTGCAATGCTCATTTATGCCACCATGCCTTCATAATCAGCAAAATATACTTTCCACTCACTAAATCCTTCTTTGTCGCTGAAAACAGTTTGAACAATCCAGTCTTTTATGAAAAATATTGCCAAATGATGAATGGATTAAAAATTGCTGCTGATGGTGACGCATTGGATTTTCATTGATTTTGTATGAGTAAAACAAACAGGAGATAAGCAGTGAAAACACTAAACCAGCTTGAGCAAGAAGCCAAAGAAGCTAGGGATTGCGCAATAGCAGTATTTGACAATGACAATTTAACGTCAAGTCAAAAAGTTGATAACATCATTCTTGCATCGGTCGCAATGATGACTTATCAGTTAGCACTGGCATCACAAGACCAGAAAGAGGTCGATGCTGATGGGTGGATAATTTGGCATGGGGGGCTTTGTTGTCCTGTTGATCCAAAAACAAAAGTACAGGTAAAATTTAATACCGATCCATCAGGCAATTCAATAGGTGGAATACATAGCGGTATAGCCGACAATTTTGCTTGGGGTTACTTTATGAATAATGCAAAAATAATCGCTTACAGAATATCAAAAGGAGAATAAGATGGGAATTGATACATATTTGACAGTGGAGTTTTGGATTGGAATTTTAGGAATAGTTGTTCGCAGTTCAAGAGTAATCGGGAAACACCCTCGTATGGAAAAAACGGAAATTGGGGAAGATGTTTTGGCGTTGTTATTAGGCATCGCTTTCTTCGTTTGGGTTTGCGTACTCAAGTTTTCGTAGTAGAATAAACGAACTACCAAGCGTTATTTTTAGTTTCAAATTCTATTGTTTGCAGGGCAGTAGAAAAAAGTTTAAATCCTATTATTTCGTACCATATCAAGTTTGTAGATTTGGCTCTTATCGTGGAATAATAGGATTAAATCGGTATCTCCCCTAGTCGAAAGGCTAGTTTGCCCGACTGTCGTGTGATGGTCGGGATTTTTTAGAATTGCAGCAGTAAAGATCAAGGCAGGGTAGCCGAGGTAATCACGAATGCTTCTTACAAGTCGTAGATTATGTATCGGGTTGGACGCGGTCCGAAACTCTGGCAGATCGGAAAGTACGGTCAATTCAGTATCAAGATAGAAGCAGTTATGCGAATGAACGTGGCGGCAAAGCCCTGAGACATTGGGTGGACTGGAAAGTCTGGTGCGTATCTGACCGCCCTGCTTCTATGTTGATAATGGATAGGCAGTAAAATTTATCAGCAAGTGCGATAGTCATGTAAAAGTTTGCATAATGCTTTTCTGGCACGGAAAAAATTCCTCTTGGTGGCGCGAGTTTTAATTATGCAATGCCCGTAACCTGATCGCGTGAGAATCAGGGACCACAAGAAAGAGCGCAGTCCGTAAAAAATCATATCGAACCTTTTCAGCGTAGTACGGATGACTGGACGTGCTGAATTTAAATGGGGTGATGACCGCTCTTTTTCTTGTGGTGAATGCTCAGTGGTGATGAGCAGACAGAGAAACCAAGTGCTCAGCGCTGGGCATGCGTAAGTAACCCCATTCATATTTGGGCAAAACAATATGAAAGCAGGAAATTCACTACCTGCCGCCACAAACTTTATTTCCTCGCAGCATAATAAAAAATATGCTAATCTACGAATACACAAACATTCGTTAAATTTAAATCCTATGGCTAGACCTTCAAAGCTCACAGAGAAACAGTGGATAGAGATCACTGAGAGGGTAGCGCGTAACGAATCAATGCGAGCACTTAGCAAAGAGTTCAAAGTGTCTGAGGCAGCCATTAGACAGCAGGTTTCTACGCGTGCGAAGTTAATAAAAGATGTTGCTAATCAAATGGTTGCAGCGGAAGTTGCTTTTAAGTCATTGCCTGTAACTTCGCAGATCATAGCCCATAACCTCGCAGATGAACTAAGACAGATAACAATGCATCTTAGCTCAGCGGCAAAGAACGGCGCGGCAGTAGCAAATAGGCTTTCAGGCATGGCTGCAAGACATACTGATTTAATAGACGATGCCGACCTCAATAGCGAGGGAAGCGTTAATGCAATTAAGACAGTGAATGCATTAATGCGTACTGCAAATGAGTCAAGCGCATTAGCAGTTGATTTAATTAAATCCAATAAAGACGCAATCAAGGTTAGTGATGATAAAGCAGCAGATTCAACGCGAGACTTGACAGACGAAGAGCTTAACGCTGAGCTCGAGAAATATGGTATTAAGTAACAGCCGAAAGCTAGAATTATTAAAAGAGGCACGTATTCGTAAGTCTAGGACGTGTTTTCTTACATTCCGCAAGACAATCAATCCAAAATCAAAATGGGGATGGTGGCAAGAAGAAATTGCTACTGAGCTACAGTTATTCTTTGATGAGTTGCAGCAAGGAAAACGCCCTAAGCTGGTTATTCAAGCACCGCCTCAGCATGGTAAGAGTGCGCAAATTGTCGATTTTATCGCGTGGTTAGCGGGTAAAAATCCAGACTGCAAAACGATCTATACGTCATTTTCAGAACGGCTTGGCATTCGAGCAAATTTAAAATTGCAGAGACTATACGACTCTGAGATTTACAAAGAGATATTCCCTGATACAAAAATTAATTCATCAGGGATAGTGTCATCAAGTGGACAATATTTGCGCAATCGAGAAATTGTTGAGTATGTTGATAAGTTGGGGTTTTTCAGAAATACCACAGTTCGTGGGTCTATTACTGGCGAATCGTTAGACCTTGGCGTTATTGATGACCCTATCAGGGGACGGCAGGACGCGAGCAGTGAGGCCATCCGCGATGCGGCATGGGATTGGTTCACGGATGACATTTTTACGCGATTTAGCGAAGATGCAGGACTTTTGGCAATATTGACGCGTTGGCATATTGACGATCCTATTGGGCGATTAATTGAGCGCTATCCTGACGTTAAAGTTTTAAGCTATCCAGCATTAGCAGAAAAAGACGAAAAAAACAGAAAAGAGGGAGAAGCGCTATTCCCTGAGCTTAAATCGCTTGAGTTCCTGCTTGAGCGTAAGGAGATCATGGACGAGTCAAACTGGCTTGCCTTATATCAGCAATCGCCTACCTTTAAAGAAGGCAATACCTTTAAGCCTGATCGAATCAACACAATAGAAATTGCTCCTTCTAATATAACCTACGTGCGAGCATGGGACTTTGCATCAACCAAAGGCGGCGGCGACTGGACTGTTGGGGTTAAGCTTGGCGCATTGCCAAACAATAGATGGCTTATTGCTGATGTTGTTAGATTCCAAGGTAGCCCAGATGAAGTAGAGGCCACATTGATTGCAACGGCAAATAGAGACGGTGCAAATTGTAGAATTAAGATACCGCAAGATCCGGGGCAGGCAGGCAAATCGCAAAGTCAATATTTCACAAGGCAATTAGCAGGTTACTCCATTACATCAGCTCCAGTTACGGGAGACAAGACAATTAGAGCAGAGCCTATAGCCTCACAGATCAACGTGGGAAATGTTGACATGCTTCGGGCTGAATGGAATCACAAGTTTATTGATGAACTTAGGGTATTCCCGTTTGGCAAGCATGACGATCAAGTTGACGCGCTAGCTGATGCATTTGCTCAGAGCTTGCAAAGTAATCATGGGCTTCTTGATTTTTACAAATCACAAAGACAAGAATAAAAACGGTCTAAACCCGTGTTTTTATTTATGCGTACAAATAAACCTTGAATTAATTTATTCTTGCGTATATGATTTATGCGTGGTTAAACTTATGGGGGATTAGAGATGGAAGATAGAGAACAAATAGAAGATTTTTTTAAATCATGTTGCGGGGTGGAAAGTGCCGATGCGTTAGAAAATCTCGATGGTGACGATATTCATTCTTATTTTGATGTATTTGGCGAGTCGTATTGGCCAGATGTTGCAGATCAAGGGATAGAGTTGTTAAGTTTTCTTATTAATGATGATGTAGATGATGCGTCCGCTTCCGGGATTGTGATCGCCAGCGTTGCTCAGCAGGCGGCAAGCGGAGTAATTAAAATGCTTGCAGGAATAACAGGTCTTGATGTGGAAGCTTTGTATATTGCAATAACAGATTTTGACGAAGTTGAAAATTTTAACAATAGAAAATGCATGGAGTTATTCCTGAGCGAATATAAAAAAGCAGAAGATTTTCTTGCGTCTTTAAAAGAAACTGACGGGGGTAATTAATGAAAGACTTAATACAAAAAGCGATTGACGCGCTTGAATATCACACTGCGCAGACTAGACCAATTAATAAAACGGATGAAGTGATTGCTGAATTGAAATCTGCACTATCAGCAGTGCCAGCACAAGAGCCAATAGCTTGGATTTCAAACGATGCCGAGCTTCCCCTTAAAGAAGATGGTAAGTATTGGTTATACACAGAACGCAATACGCCTCATTTGATCCCGCTTTATATCAAACAAAACAAGGAGTAAGCAATGGAAACAATTAAGGTATTCAAGGCTCAGGGGTTGCTATGAGTCATACGATAGAAGAAGCAAAGAAGAAATTCTGCCCGATAACTCAAGGTATGAATAATTGCGTTGGTGACGGTTGTATGATGTGGCGATGGAAAGAAAAAAGAGAGATTGCGGTTAAGTATCCTATTGGTGAACCACTATATAAAATCGTTGATCCTACGCATGGATATTGTGGAATGGCGGGAAAGCCTGAGGCTACTAAAAAATGACAGAAAACACAGCAAAGCCAAAGACAAGGCTAAACGTCAAAGGGAAGCGCGGATTTCAAAAAACACTCACAGAGCCGCGCCGCATCAATATGTACCTACAGCCTGATGATATAGAGAAAGCAAAGGCAATCGGTGACGGTAACGCAAGCGAAGGCGTGAGACTTGCATTAAAATCATATTGACTGTAAATAAATATTGACAGATTGCATCAACATCATATAATCCCGAGCAATTAAGCAATGGGATTAATGATGGCAGAAAAAACACCGATTGACGCTGGTTTGATTGCGCGGGTATCAGGCGCATTTAAAGTCCTGACTGGTCAAGGTGTTGCTGTCGATAGCGGCGCTTGGTTCGGGCCGCAAAATCCACCCCCTCCCGTAGTATCTCCAAGTCAACAGCCGTCCGTAGTTGGTCGGCAGTTTGACTATCCTGTTGGGTATAACCTTCAATATCGTCCACGCGCTTATGAGGCGGTCACGTTTCAGCAAATGCGCGCTCTGGCTGATGGTTGCGATGTTTTGCGTTTAGTTATTGAGACTCGCAAAGATCAAATTGCAAAGATGCGGTACAAGGTTCGTTTGCGCGGCGATGATAAAAAATCGGATGCGCGATGCGATCAAATCATGGAGTTCTTTCGCCGTCCTGATGGCGAGAATACATGGACTGAATGGCTTCGTATGCTCATGGAAGAGATGCTTGTCACTGATGCGGCTACGATCTACCCGTGGTTGACCAACGGCGGCAAGCCTTACAGATTTGAACTGTTAGACGGTACGACAATCAAGCGCGTTATTGATGCGCGTGGTCGCACTCCAGCAGCTCCATTCCCAGCGTATCAGCAAATCTTAAAGGGTTTGCCTGCTGTCGATTACACGGCTGATGAATTGGTTTATGCGACTCGCAACATGCGAGTGAGTAAAGTGTATGGAATGAGTCCGGTTGAGCAGATCGTTATGACTGTCAATATTGCCATTCGCAGATCATTGCACCAACTCCAATACTATACCGATGGGTCAACACCTGACTTATTGTTTCAAGTTCCTGCTGATTGGAACATGACGCAGATTAAAGACTTTAACGACTGGTGGCAGGATAGTTTATCTGGTAATACGGCTAATCGCCGCAAAGCTCAATTTGTTCCTTCTGGCGTTACTCCAGTCAATACAAAAGACGCGATTCTGAAAGATGGTTACGATGAATGGCTTACTCGCATCATTTGTTATTGCTTCTCGGTATCGCCTCAAGCATTTGTAAAAGATCAAAACCGCGCGACTGCTGACACTGCACAACAACAGGCTTTGGAAGAGGGCTTATACCCAATGATGGATTGGGTCAAAGGCGTTATTGATGATTTGATCTTAAAATACTTCGGATATAGCGATATTGAATTTTATTGGGACAGTGAGAAAGTCACCGATGCAGAAGTTCAGGCTCGCATTGATGATATGAGCGTTAAGAATGGCACTAAGTCAATTAACGAGATTCGCGCCAAGCGTGGTGACGATCCGGTAGAAGGCGGCGATGTTCCAATGGTAATGACTGGCATGGGATACGTTCCTATTGTCAAGCCAGAAGTAGAAGAGTTGCCAGAACCAACGCCGCCAACTGATCCGACAGCGCCAAAGCCAGACAATCAAGCAAAAGAAGAAACCGCGAAAATTGAGAAAGCGAAAAAATCAGTTAAGCCAATTAACCGCGATACGCCAAAGCACAAGAAGAACGAAGCGGCATTAGCTAAAGGCTTGAAAGCTATTTTCAAAGACCAACTAAGTAAGATAACAATCAAGCTATCAAAGTCTGAGGATGATCCGCTAGAAGGCATTAAGTTTAGCGATTGGGAAGCGTACAACGATCTATTCACTGATACATTGACCGCGACTGCTAAGCTTGGCACGACTACTGCATACGCACAAATCGGGCTAGATGATGAAGAATCATTAACGCTCGCAAATGAAAATGCTGTTGAATGGGCAAAGAAGCGATCCGCTGAATTGGTAGGTAAGAAGATCACAAAGGACGGTCAAATTATTGACAATCCAAACGCTGATTATTCTATCGATGAATCTACCCGCGAAATGCTACGCGCTGATATTACCCGAGCGATGGAAGAGGGAATGAGCAACGATGAATTAGCTGATTTACTCTCGGATAATTACGCTTTCAGTGATGAACGCGCAGAGACGATAGCACGTACTGAAACAGCAAATGCCGATTGCGCAGGTAATGAAATTCTGTACAAGGAAAGCGGCGTAGTGAGTAAAAAAGAGTGGATTGTTGGCGCTGGTTGCTGCGATGACTGCGAAATGCTGAATGGGGAAATCGTAGATATTGATGAGAATTTCTCAAATGGTGAAATGGTTCCTCCAGCGCATCCGAATTGCGTTTTGCCTGATACGGTAGTATGTGGCGCAAATGTAAAGCAATACTTCAAGCATCAATATGACGGATTAGTTTTTCAGATTACTACAGGCGATGACCGCCCATTGAATGTAACTGCTAATCATCCAATTTTAACTTTGCGCGGGTGGGTTCCTGCAAAAGATATTTTGGTTGGCGATACAGTGATTAAAACAGCAGATCAAGATATCGCAATTGGTACAGTTGATGAACGTCAACACATCATGCCTGTATATGTAGAATCGGCGTTTGAATATGCATTATGGGGTGATGAGCCTGAATCAATTAAAGGCGACAAATCACAGTTCCACGGTGACGGTGACGATGGTTTAACTTTAATTGCAAAGCGGAACTATAAAGGCGTAGAAAACAATATGACTGTTATCACCGATGAAGATTTAAGCGATGCAGAGAAACGCAAAACATACGGCAATTTGCAGATTATTGAATCAGTAGTTTCTAGTGTAATTTCGTTTGAATATGTCGGTGAAGTTTATAACATCGAGACAGAAGGAGGCTGGTTCTTTGCTGAGAATTTTGTTACTCACAATTGCCGATGCGATTTCCTCCCTGTATTGTCTGACGAAGATTAAAAGTTAAAGAAAGAGAGTAATACCATGAGCGATAAAACAGGTTTATACATTCCATTTGCCAAGATCGAAGAGTCTGATGATGGTACGATCACGATTGAGGGCATTGCGTCTAGTGAGTGCGTAGATGCTCATGGTGAGACTATCACCGCTGATGCAATGAAAAACGCATTGCCTGACTTCTTTAAATATGGCACTGGCAATTTACGCGAGATGCATCAGCCATTGGCGGCGGGTACAATTGAGAAGGCAGAAATTGGCGAAGATGGCCGAACATACATCACCGCTAAAGTTGTTGATCCTGTCGCGGTTAAGAAAGTTCAAATGGGCGTTTATAAAGCGTTCTCAATTGGCGGTTCTAAGTTGAAAGACGGTTACGACAAATTAACCAAAACAATCACCGCTTTAAAATTAACCGAGATTAGTTTGGTGGATCGTCCTGCTAATCCAGAAGCTGTAATAACTATGTGGAAGGCTGAAGATATGAACGGCAATCAAACTGAAAATGAGCCAATCTTAAATGCTGATGAGGCTGAAATGGTGCGAGGTCAATCCGACATTGCAAAGGCGCTTGCTAGTCCTGAATTGCAGTCGATGATTGCTCAAGCTATTGCCGAAGGTATCGCTAAAGGGTTGCAGACTGCGCAAGAGGTTAAAGAAGTCGCGCCAATAGTCGCAGAAGAAAAGCCAGTATCTGAACTCAAAAAAGCGTTTGGCGCGTTAAAGGTAAATGCCGATGACGTTACAAAATCTGCTGATGTGATCGAAAAAGGCATGTATCAAGTAGCTGACTTTGCGAATGTAATCAATTCTCTTGCATGGTTGCAACGGTCATGCCAATACGAAGCTGAAAGTGAAGGCGATAATAGTCCATTGCCTGCAAAACTCGCTGATTTGATCGGTCAAGCTGGTCAATGCTTAATGGATATGGCGCAAGAAGAACTCAGCGAACTCATGGCAGAGATGAAGGGCGAGCAAGCAGAGAGCGGAATCACAGTATTAAACAACGTGGTAGCTAATTCTGTTTATGCGGAAGATTTGAAAAAGTCTAATGAGCTAATTGACATCATTAAAGCTGGTGCGCGCAACTCTGCTAAAGACAAGGCAGATATTCAAAAGGCACATGATTTGTTGATGGGATTAGGCGCGGCATGTGCTGAACCAGAAGTCATCACAGAAAAGCACGATCACAGTCATGACATTAGCAAGGCAGATTTTGAAAAGGTCGCGGGTGAACTTGGCGTATTGCGCAAATCACTTGAAACGATCACAGAAGAAAACTCTATTCTCAAGTCCAACTATGACGAGCTGAAAAAGTCTTACGATGCACTCCCGCAAATGCCAAAAGCAATTTTGAAAGTAGTCGGCAAAGGTGACGAGCTTTCAGACTTGGCAGGCGATGAGCCAAAAGTAGAGCCAGTATTGAAACAAGACGGAACGATTGACGAAGCAGCGACAGCAATTAAAGCAATTCATTCAGGCGGTGGTCGATCACTATATCAACGGTGAGAGAGACGCTTTTAACGTAGGGGGCAGAGCGACTACCGCATAAGCCCAATTTTTTAAAATAGGAGAAGTACCATGAATCCAACAAATGACACAATGGCGCTGATGAAAACCGCTTTATCTGGCGGCGATATTTCAAAGTCAATCACCACGGCAACGGGCTTAGTCGCTTATGACTTGCAAGCTCCAGCCAAAAACCTTTACCCTGTATTTACGCCATTGCGTAACTCAATTCCTCGCGTTGCTGGTGGTGTTGGCGTTGCGACAAACTGGAAAACGATTACTAGCATTGTCGGCTCAGGTTTTGACAATTCTGGTTGGGTTCCTGAAGGTCAACGCTCAGGTCGTATGTCTTACACAACTGCACCAAAAGCCGCCAACTATGTGACGATGGGCGAAGAAGACTCTGTAACTTTCGAAGCTGAATCAGCAGGCCGCACGTTTGAAGATGTACGCGCAACTATGTCTGTGCGTTTGCTTCAAAAAATGATGTTGAAAGAAGAAAATGCAATCTTGGGCGGTAACGCTTCTCTTGCATTAGGTACAGTCGGCACGGTGACAACTGCTGCTGCTGGTTCTACTGGTACATTGCCTGCATTGACTTACTCAGTCATTTGCGTGGCATTGACTCAAGAAGGTTATTACAACTCTTCATTGACAAACGGTATTGCGCAATCTCGCACTGTTACTGGTGCTGACGGATCTACATACACAGTTAATGGCGGTTCCTCAATCAAATCTGCGGCGGCTTCTCAAGCTATTACACTCGGTCAAATCCTGAGCGTAAGTGTTGTACCAGTTCGCGGCGCGTTGGGTTATGCTTGGTTCGTTGGTGGATCTGGTTCCGAAAAATTGGAATCGATCACAACAACATCATTCACAACTTTCTCTGCTCCTTTGGTTGGCGGTTCTCGTCAAGCTGCGGCATCTAACTTCACAGTAGATTGCTCCGTCAATGAAGGCGCGTTTGATGGTCTTTTGACTGCTGCTTTGAATCCAGCGAATACCGCTTATGTCAACACATTGGCAAATGGTAACGGTGGTTTAACTGCATCCGGTCGCGGCTCAGTAGTTGAAATCGATACTATGCTTCAATCCATGTGGGATAACTATCAGTTAAGCCCTACAGTTCTGTATGTGAACTCGCAAGAAGTGAAAAACATCACGCAGAAGGTCATGGTCAACGCTCAAGGCTCTTTGGTACGTTACAACACGCCTAATTCTGGCGCTGGTTCTAATGAGCCATACGGCGTAGTGGCTGGCGGTATCGTGTCAAGCTATTACAATCCATTCATGCCAGAAGGCGGCGCGATTATTCCTGTTAAGATCCATCCAAAGGTTCCACCTGGCACAATCATGGCTTACGCTGAACGTTTGCCGATGTACTACCAAAACAACGAGGTTTCTAACGTGGTCGAAGTTAAGACTCGCCGCGATTACTACCAAGTTGATTGGCCTATCCGTACTCGTGCGTATGAAACTGGTGTTTATGCTGAAACCGTGTTGGCGATCTATGCAACATTTGGTATCGGTATCATTTCAAACATTGCAAACGCTTAATGT